CTCCAGTGTGAGTTGCTTGAATAATCTTGAGCTTCGGCTCACGGCCCACCATCCAAGCAGGAAGTAAGTATGAGGCAAACTCCGACTTGGTATGTCTGGGGGGCATGTTGATTATCAAACGATTTATTTCACCGTTTGCTAATTTGTTAAATTTGTCAGCAATGTGTCTGTGATGAGAACCCTCTACAAAGTCAGGCCATACACATTTTACAAAACTTAGGAAATCATTCTTAGCTTTGTTCTGTATCTTTTTTTCAGCATACATAACCTTTAGCTGCAAGAATTGTTTTCTAACATCTGAAGGTAACTTACTTATGTCTACTGTATCCAAATTCATTTAAAATTTTGCAAAATTTTTTTTCAAACCAATTAAATTTTTTAAAAAATTTTTTAGGGTTACTATACCTAATGAAAACGTTTTTACCAACCCTAACAGTCTAAGTGTTAGCACATGTACACAGTATAAGTAACTTTTTTGTAAAAAAAGGGGGGATGGGGTCTTTTATTTTTTGATTTTTGGCTTTTGTTTTAGGATCCCTTGGCCAAGAACCACGACCCAAGAACCTTGATTTATTACTAATGATAATTCTCGACTATCAATACTAGTTTCCAATAATTAATAGTTATCAGTCATTTTATAAAGAATTAAAAACTTTCTTAATATCCTCATAACCTTCGGCTAATGCCCTTGATTTAAATCCCACTTTTGAAAGTTCTCGGATCATTGACCCTTCAAAAAGTTTTGGGGATCTTGAACCTTGCCCCTTAACACAGATGAAAGTGTTCTTTGGGTGTCTAATATGGAAAGCAATTTGATGAGGGGAAAACGTAACCTTGTTACCCCTTGCAACTTTCAACTCTACTGTGAAAAAGGTGTTATTATCATTGTAAGCCAATAAATCAGCAACCCCAAGTAGGACAGAATTTTCAAGTCTAATCCAACTAATTTTAGATATATTCTTTTTGATTTCGTGATAAAATTTACTTTCATTCTTCATTAATATTTAAGGTGACATCTACATTCAAAGCTCTACAATTTCAAGTAGAAAACACAACATATTGTGTCTAAAATCCGGGACCTACTATATCCAGGTTTTTTCAAAAATAGTTAATTATTTTCTTGATTGCTCTTTATTATCCTATAAAGTCCCAAATATATAAACTTAAAAAAGGAGAAATATATAATGACTAAGTTACATCATACAGAATATAAAAAGAATTATAAAAATTATATTCTGTCAACAATAGAAGAAGATGGAGAAGGTAAACCATTAAAAACAGATCAAGAAAAGATCAATTATATTTTTGATCGTTTTAATTATGAATATGGTTTTATGATTGAAAGAGTTGGAAAACAAAAAGCAATGTCAGAATGGTTGAGTGGTTTAGCTTTAGATATTGAATATTATTATTCAGATATTATTAAACTTGCCATTAAAATGGGATCTATTGACGAAAACCCAAGCGAAAAATTGCAAAGTAAAATTTGCGAAAAATATTGGGATTTTATGGCTAATATTATTTTATGGTTTGAACCAAAAGAAAAGAAAAAATAAAATGGGATACACTAACTATTGGACACAAAAAAAACCTTTTAATAATAGTCAATGGAATACTATTAAAAAGGAATATGATTACATCAAAGAAAATTTTTCAGATGATGACGGAATAATAGAAGACCAAACAGAAAAATCAGATGAAATTATTTTCAATGGTAAGTCAAAAAATAATCTAGATCATGAAACTTTTGTTTTAACAAAAAATTTTAGAGAACCTTTTTATAATGGGGATGATGTAAAATTTAATTTTTGTAAAACTGCAAGAAAGCCTTATGATCTTGCGGTTTGGCATTTGTTAACATTTGTTAAAATGATTGCCCCCAACTCGATAGATATTAAACGAGATGGTTGGTATAATGGAAGAAAGGAGAAATAAAAAATGAAAAATAGTGTAGTTACATGGCATGGATATGAAAATTACAATATGAATTGTAATATTGAAGACCTTAAAAAAAGGGGGTTTGAGTGTTCATCTTATAATAATGATCTTGCCCCTTCATACACAAATAAAAAAGGCAATGTTCAAGTTTTTTTCATTGATATAGATAGTGATGAAATGAAAGCAGAAAGTATGACTTATAAATTTTCAGTAATGAAACTTGATGAACATGGTGAATATAGTGAAACTATTGGAACAACTAATTCATTCAAGGAAATGCTAAAAATGGTTAAGAAAGGAGAAAAGAAAATGAAAAAATATAGTTTTGTTTTTTGGTGTGGTTATGTGTCGAATGAAGATGGAAAACCATCAATTAAACATGTAACAGAAAAAGATATTACAGAGGATAATGGTTTTTTTGATGAGGATATCAAAGAAATTAAGGATCTCTCTGTAGGACAGAAACACGACATTCATGGAATATTAGAGTCAATGAGTGTTTATAGATATTATTAAAAAGGAGGAGAAATGAAACATAAGATAACTTTAACAACTGAAGAGTGTTTTGAGGTTGTTGATATATTAGGTTTACATATTCAAAGAAAGAATGTGGATAAGGACTTATTATCGGCATATAAAAAGTTAAATGTCAAAATACCTAATGTTAACAAATCTAAAATAAACTTTGATTATGTTATTAAGGATTTTGAACCAAGAAAATGAAAAAACACAACATGTTGTGTCCAAGCTCTTGGACACAACTCCTAGTAGTGTTTAAAAATAATGCTTGATAATATAATTTATGGGATTATAAATGATAGAAAAAACAAAAAGGAGAAAGAATGAAAAATAAAAAAATAGGAGTTGGCTTTCATTTAGTTGCTAATGATGTTTATGAAAGTTACGACAAGGGAGAAGAACCAAAAGAAAAAGACCTTAAAGAACTTTACGAATTAAGTAAAGAATTTGTAAAGAACTATGAGGAAAGAGAACCACAAACAAGTCTTTTAGAAGATTTAGAAGACTTAGTTGGACAATTACAAAGTGATAAAATAACTGAAGATCAAGTAATAGAGATTTTATCTAATATTGTAAAATATGAAAAGGAGAAAAAATGAATAAATGTAAAAAAGATTATCCATACTTTAATTGGAAAGCTTTTAAATTTTTTTGGAAAAAAGAAAAATGAAAAAGAATTTACCGACTCAAGATAATGTAAAAAGGCTCATGGAACAGACCTTGAGAAATATCTTGAGTTGTGTAGGTGGAGTATACTATAATAAATATAAGTTAAGGTCAGAAAGAAAGAAAAAAAGAAAGGAAATAAAATGATGGAAACTATTGATGATGATGTAAAAAAGATTAAAAAGTTACTTGGCTTAAATGGAGATGAGTCAGATCCTAAAAAATATTATAATGTAACAGATGTCTTAATAGCATTGATGCATTTTTGCGATAAAAATAAAAATGAATATAATTGGGATTTTGAACATCATTTAGAAAGTGCAAGAGAAGGGTATAAGGAGGAGAAATGATAGACTATAATTTAATCTTGTATATCGGTCTGTTCTTACTGATATTTGGATTTATCTTGTTTGTGGTGTCGGAGATAAGGATCAGACAGATAGATAAGGAGTTGTTTAGACAAGAACAGTTACATAAATCGTTTATGAAATCAAAAAAGGAGGGAAGATGAAGATAGATCATAAGAAAGTAGAAAAGTTAAAATCTTTTGATGGTGTCGAATTGAGGGGAGATGAGACCTTTGATGAGTTACTTGCTATCGAAAAAAAGAATATGTTGAAAGGCACGATTATTTGTAAGGCTAAAAAGTGTAATAATTATTTATACAAAAATCAAAGCCAAATTAACCCACAATATTGTTTGGAGTGTTTTTAAGATGGAACTATTAAAACAAAAACTTAAAACTAAAAAATATCAATATTTATATTTAGAAAATAAAGTATTTTATAAATGGACAGAGGCAGATTATGATTGTGAAATACATAAAACATCTGACTTTAACATAGACGATAGATCACAACATCTATTAAATTGGTTAAAAAGAATAAACAAAAAATATAATTACGTATAAAGAGAAAGGAGGGAAAATGGCAGAAAATAAAATTTTTACAGATGCTGAAATTTTAAAAGCATTAAATAATATTAAAGATATTATTGAGTCACAAAGAGAATTAAATAAAATTATCGATAAAAGACTTAA